AGCCCCTGGAAGCTATTCCAGGGGGCTTGACGGTCTTCCTGGGAGACGAGAGCGAGCCGTACAGCACGTCACAGTGCTGGACGTGCGACACCTACCTACACGGCACTCGCCACAAGGCGAGTGCCTACGAGGATTGAGTACAGGGCGGACAGGTTCTAAGCCTGACGGAGGGTGCAACTCCCTCCCCGCCCACTCCAAGGCGTGCATCAAGCACGCCGTAGGAAAAGGGAGTATGGACATGATCGAGATCACCGCCGACAGCGTCCTCACCGGCCTCGAGGCTGTTGTGGATGAGTTTGGTGAAGGTTTCGTGTATCAGCGCGTCGCCACCGACTACGGCAGCGGTTGTTTTTACGTCAAGAATGGCGAGCCCGACTGCATTGTCGCGAAGTTCTTGACGAACCTCGGGGTGGAGCTGCATCACCTTGAGTTCGGCGACTCGGCGAACTTCGGTACTGCCGTGGCCGCTGATGAGCTTCTCGAACGCCTGGAAGGGTTCGAGGTGCTCAAGTCGAGCAGCAGGGCTCGGTACGCTCTGCGTGCGGCGCAGAGGGCGCAGGACAGCGGTCACACGTGGGGGGATGCCCTCAGCGTGGCCGAGCAGACCCTTAAGGGCGAAATCAATTGGTAGCTTTCCCCGCTGGTGACTTGTCCTGGCGGGGGATGTAAGGGGCGATGACTAGCCCCAGGGTGAACGGCATACATCAAGGTTCGAGTCCTTGACACCCACTGGTTCGACAAGTGCCGAGCCTAGAAAGGGATGGACATGAGTGAGAAGAACGTAGCAGTAGCCAGCATCAGCTTCGTGATAGTGGTGGTGCTGCTCGTGTTTCTGATCGCTGCGTGCGAGACCGACGGAGACAAGTACTACCACGTACCCGGAGGCTCGCACTCGAAGACACACAAGCCGAACCCGAAGCCTAACGTGGCGCCCAAGGCGCCCACGAAGAGCTTTGGTGGCACCACCAGCAGCCGCAAGCGGTAGTTGGGTAGCCCGACAGGCAGGCATCTACGTTCGAGCCGTAGACGGGCACTGAGAGCGTCGCAGGGACGCTCTTTATGTGGAGGAACGCGATGACCACGTTCAGCACGTACTACATGGATAACGCTCTCTTCAACCTGGAGAGCGTTATCGATCGTGCGAAGAAGGACCTGTACGGCGTCGACTTCGACACGTTGGTCGGCACCGGCTTTTCCGGCAGTGTCGTCATCCCTGCTCTTGCTCTCGCTATGGGTAAGAAGTTCGTCCTGATCCGCAAGGAGACGGACGACTCCCATCACGGCAAGGGCAGGCTTCTCGGCGAGCTTGGTCAGCGCTGGGTTTTTGTGGACGACTTCGTGTCGTCCGGGAAGACTCGCAAGCGGGTGATCGAGAAGATCGAAGAGGCCAGCGAGCTGACCAAGGGGACCACAGAGATGGTCGGGCAGTACATGTACGTCGACTACACCGAACTCGGTCCGCTCTTCCGTCCCTACCAAGACGGCTGGACAGAGACGAAGTGGTGAGATGGGCAGCCAGAGCGGCACACACCTGGGTTCGAGTCCCAGGCTGGCACTGGGGACGCCGAGGGGCGCCCCTGAACTGGACTACAGGAGAAACCATGCTCGGCAATGAAGAGAACGCACGCTTCATCCGTGATTGGTATCTGGACGTCATGCGGGAGTACTACTCCGGCGACAACGATCGCCGGAGGGAAGCCCCTGAAGGCTGGAGGCGTCTCGGCGCCGGTTGCTATCGGCAGGTCTACCTTCACGTCGAAACCAGCGTGGTCTACAAGGTGGAGCACAACTACCGCGACGGGTGGCAGTCGAACAAGGGGGAGGCGCAGAACATCCGCAAGCTGATGTTCACCAGGCTGCCCAAGGGCTGCCGTCTCCCCCGCTACCAGCTTTTCCGGCTGGACGGCAAGGCTGTTATCGCCATGGAGTACTTCGAGAAGCTTCTTCGCGAGTTCTCGATGTACGGCGATAGCGGCCGGGACTACTGGACGGCGAAGACCGAGATGCTCAACGCCGTCAACCTGAGCGACATGCACGCTAGCAACGTCGCGGTGGACGAGATCAACAAGCAAATCGTACCGATCGACCTGGGAGCCTAGCTCCACGGGGTGAACGGCATACACCTAGGTTCGAGTCCTGGGCACCCACTAGAGCGCCCTCACGGCGCTCTTCTTACAGGAGGAATCATGGATGAACTACTGCAACTCCTGGCTGAAGAGGCTGAGAGTGAGGAGCGTAGCCATTGGTACACTCCTGGCTACGAAGTTGAGGACAGAGCGCTTCAGGCGTTCATCAAGGTCATCCGCAACGCTCAGCGCAGGCTTGAGGAGAAGTAGCGTGCACAACATCGGCAACGAGGGCGACGCTCAAGAGATCCTGTCGTGGGTTCGTGACTCTGGCGACCGTTACGATATACCGGTGTGCGTCTACGACGGGAGCGCCCCGGAAGGCTGGAAGTACGTCGGCAAGGGCATGGCTCGCTCTGTGTGGCTATCCCCTGAGGGGGTGGCCTATAAGGTTGAGCACTACCACAAAGAGCACTCTGGTGGGCAGTCAGGGGCAGAGGTCACCCTTCTGGCGCGAGCCTGGAAGAGGACGCCGCCCGCGATGTGCCGACTCCCCAAGTTCAGCTCGTTCAGCGTGGGCAAGGAGATCGTGATAGCTATCGAGTACATTGACGGCCCCATGCTTTGCCAGTACCGAGGGCCTAACGAGCACGAGCTTTCCCAGCTTCTCGAAGACCTTGAAGAGGCCTTCGGGTTGCTCGACATGCACGACGAGAACTGCGTGGTTGACAAGGACGGGTACCTGGTGCCCGTCGACTTCGGCTGCTAGTGGTACAGTAGGGCGGATGGCATACACTCGGGTTCGAGTCCCGGGCGCCCACGCAAGACTAGGAAAGGGAATACCATGGACGAATACTGGGACGCTGACGATCAGTGGATGGATGAGCCCCGTTGCACTGTGTGCGGATTCCGAACTCAGGAGTTCGTCTGTTCTGCGACGTGCTCTGACATCCAATCCCTGAAGGAGTCGCTCAGTGTCTGAAGATGAAGGCATGAACTCGGCGGAGAAGGAGGCCGAGAAGATCCTTGAGGCAGCCTTCGACGTGATCGAAGAAGGCGGGTGCATAGAGGGTGAGGATTGCCCGGCGCACTTCAGGGTGGACGATGTCTACCTTGACGACGAGGTTGAGTACGCTCGGATCATCACGTACGTAGGTGAGTACTGTGTGATCACCGATGACAACACGGATCTTGAGGATCCGATGCTGATCGTTCGAGCGATGCTTGGCCTGGTGGCCAAGGAGGATCTTCCTCCCCGCTTCGAGACTGTTGTCTATCACGTGGGTGAAGGCTCGGTCGGAGAGTTGGCCAAGATGGACCTGGCGGCCCGTAAGGCGTCGATCAGGTACGTCAAGGCTCAAGACGACTGGGATCAGGTTAAGGCGGAGCATGACGCGGTTACGTGGATGCTTCGGGAAGGCCTGATCGACGTCAGTAAGGCCGTAGGGGAGTGATCTTCCGTCTCAGCCCTCCGGGGCTGAGCGGTCTAGTCTGCACGGGCTGGCGAAACATAAGTAGCCACGTGGGTGGGGTGTCTGGCCCCTAGTCGAACCACATGTTCCGTCCGCGCAGGCCAGTCCGCAGCAAGCGGAGAGAGAGGGAAGGGCTAGCATGGCTCACATCAGCCTCGAAAAGGGCTCTGTCCGCCTCACTAAGGACAGGGCTATCCGTGTCCGGATCCTGTGGCCTGCGGCCACGGACTACGACGCGGGGGCAGAGATCCTGTACAAGGACGGCACCACCGAGTCTATCGCCACGTTCGGAGCCAAGGGTGTGGAGGCTCGCACCACCAGCCGGAACGGCACGGTTCGCCATAGTGGTGACGCTGTACGTGGCGCTGGAACGGCCACCGAAACCATCGGGATCTACCCGGATGACGAGATCCTGGAGATCACTCCGTGGGCATACTCCGCCCAATCGAACGGCACTGGCTCGTTCTACAAGTACGGCGTGTCGATGGAGGTCACCGCTGGTGATCAGACTGTTCGGATCGACGCGAAGAACGCGTCGAACGACCCGACGATCTACACCTGCGTGCCTGCTGTCATCGTGCTCGACGACGGCCCGGTGGTGAAGTACGCTGAGCAGTACTCTCGGCCTGGTTCGGAGCTTCGCCCTAAGTATGAGGGTGACGAGTTCACGTTCGAGGGTCCGCGCAACAACTACAAGTAGTAGTAAAGGAGGTGGTGTACCGTAGCACTCCCGAGTCGTAAACAGCAGATCGATGCGGTAGCCAAGTTCCTGGACTCCGACCGCAATGAAGGGCGATCTCTTGAGGAGATCGCCACCGAGATTGTGGATGGGTTCCATGACATGCTGACCAGGGATCTGAGGACTCCCGCCATCGTGGTTCGGGACGGCATGCTGATCAAGTCTGCCGTCTCGGGCAAGGTGCACAGAGTCCAGCTCGTCGGCGACGATCAGATGTGGCTGGTGAGCGAGGCTGGTAGTTACGGCTGGCTTGGCCCGGTCGACGCCGCCTTCTGGAAGAGTGCTGAGGAGTTCCGTCCGAAGCGACGTGTCCAGATCGACGGCAAGAACAAGATGGTAGAGATGACCGACGAGCAGATCGCCGACGCCTGGAGCAACCCGGAGTGGGCGTGCGGAGACCGCATCTCCCAACATCAAAGGGAGTTCACCTTCGAGGTCATCGCCACTTCCCCCGCCTCGGTCCTGATGAGGAACATCGGGACCGGTGTGTTGAACGTCGACACAAACAAGAACCTCGCACAGTTCTATAAGCGAGAGAGCAAGCTAGGAACCGACTGGTGAGCTGGACCGAAAGCATACTGGTTGGGTGCATCGTGCTGCTGTGCGCGATGGCCGCAACCTATTCAACCCTGTACTACGAACTGAAAGCGGAGCTGATCAAGTGAAGCACATCATCCAGTCCCTGAAGTCTGAGTTCATCACGATCAACGACGACGGTAAGGCGTACACCCTGCGCACCTGGCACCTGCTGGTGGTCGCGTTCCTCGTCGGCTTCCTGGTCGGCTAAAGCAAGAAGCCCCGGCTTCCCGGCCGGGGCCCCTAGGGTGGGACTGATATTGGATCGGTTACTAAGGGGTTCGAATCCCCTCTCACCCGCCCTGTGCCTCAGCCGTTGTAGTCTCGGTTAACAACGGCCTGTCCGTTCACGTTGCCAGTCACTCGCCCGACGGTCACAGCATCCGCTGTGCGCCAGTCGTAGCCTTCGCGAAGCCTCGCCAGGTCCGCCTTGCCAAGGTACTTCTGAATGGCGCTGAGAGCGGACGTGTGACGGTTCGTCGCGGTCTGCTTGGTAACGCCCTGCTCCGCACCGATCTGGTCAAACGTGTACTGATACTTGTACCGCCAGACCAGTAGGTTGTACTGGTCGTCCGAAAGCTGGGCGACCGCCCTAGAGACGTCCGCGTAGCTGGCAAGGTTGTTGCCAGCCGTGGCCGGGTTGGACTTAGCTCGGGGCTGGCCGTCGGATGCTGCGATAGCGAACGACTGCCAGTCCTCGTGCCTGAAGACAACCTCAAGAATGCTCTTGATCAGGTCGATCGAGAAGTTGAACTGGTCCTCTTCGCCGTAGCCGTACGTCGCAGCATCCTCTGTCTTGAGGTAAGAGTTGCCCGCCTTCGCGAGCAAGTTCTCAACAGCGACTGTCGTGCCTTCTGAGTCGGCGAGGATTCTGGAGACCGTGTTCTTATTCTCCATGATCCACACCCACATAGCCTGCTTGACGTCGGCGATGTCGTGGTGTGCAGGGAACTTGGATGTAACGGCTTCGGCTGCCCGATCGACAGCCGGAGTCAGCAGTTCGTAGTTCAGCATCAACGGCTCCACTTCCGGCGCTTGAGCGCCGCCCTCAAGGTCATCAGCTTGCCTACCAGTGTGTCTAGCTGGTTTAGGAAGAGCGGCACCAGCAGTGCCGCTATCAGGTAGGCGCCCATCAGATGCGCTCCCCCTTGAAGTAGCCCAGCCGGTCGACCAGCGTAACCAGCTCCGGCCACACCCTCTTCCCGTCGTCCTCCAGCCATGCGAATGACTGTTGCCAGGACACGGCTCCGTCCTTAACGTACGTCGCAGCCACGGGGTCCATGATACTTCCCACGTTCATCGTGAATCGCGGGGAGACCTTGCCGGAGTAACCGAACGCACGAGTGATCAGGAAAGGCTGATGAGTATGACCGAACACGAAGTTCTTATCGCTCCCGTATCGCTTGGCGAACTTCGCATCCCAGGCGCTAGCGGAAGCACAGTACCCGCCCGCCTCGTGTCCGTGGACGGCCAGTGTGTTGGTCGCCACCCGAAGGGGACCGCGTACGTAATCGATGGCGAGATCGTCAAGGGCGAAGAGGGATGGCACTTCCAGTGCCCGAAGTGGCCCAAGGGGCGCCGCGTACTTCTTGACGAAGTCACGTACCCGGAGGTCGTGATTACCTTCAAGCCAGGTGATCCGGCTTTCTGGGCAGGCTTCCCGCAGGGGACCAAGAACGTCCGCACGATAGCCGTCTATGTGCTCCTGTAGGGTGTCAGCGTACTCGCCTGCCGTACCCTTGCTCCACTGTGATACGGTAGGGAAGTCGATGCCATCCCCGATCTGAGTGATCTGGTCAGGCTGCCTGTCACGTGCTACGTTGATGAGCTTCTGTAGTACAACGTCGTCGTGATACGGATACTGGATGTCCGGCAGGATGAGGGTTGACTTGGTCTTTGCCATACCCTCATAATACACGAGAGGATCCCTGTATGGCGGATCGTAAGACACACCCTGACATGAGGGAAAAGAAGCAGGTGACAGCACGTATGACAGACCAGTTCGCCAAGGATCTCAACCTGATCATGGCCTGTCAGCGCATGACATCCGCGACCGACGTAGTGCAGGACGCAGTACACAAGCTGGCCGAGTACTACAGGCACGCCATGCAGCGTGCCCGACAGGAGGTGTGACCCACGTCACAAAAACTATCAGGATTTTTCCGGGGAAACCGGGAATGAAACAGCATGATCAAAGTGTTTCCTGTATAGGTTAGTCAGTAGCGCAACGTTGTGATCGAACGAACCGACCCCAAGGGAGGGTCGTTCAAGTACACCCGATAGCGCAATGGGAAGTTGGGAGGCCGACCCCCAGGGAGGACTCCCTACTAAGACACCTCAGGTTATACTGCCTTTAGAGGTTAAGTAGCTACTTGTAAGGCCCCCTTCAGGGGGGCCTACAGAAGTTAACTAGTAACTAAGGAACCTAAGTGGAATCAGAGTACGCAGGTAACCCGGTCTACATCCCTTACACGGGGCCTCAGGTGGCTAGCTATAGGCCCCCTTCAGGGGGGCCTGCCTATCCTGACTGGAAGGATGAAGCCTCTTGCAACGGCAAGGACCCTTCCCTGTGGGAGCTTGACGAGGTACTTACTAGGTTGAACAAGACTCAGCGGGGAGAACAGGAAGTTCGCATAGCTGAGGGCTTGAAGGTCTGTGCATCCTGCCCCGTCAGGCAGGAGTGCAAGAGAAATTCTAATGAGTACGACAGGTACTGGACCACTCGTGGTGGACAGCCCCCTGAGGGGCTGTTCCAGGATAGCAAGAGGCCCCTTGAGGGGCCTCGTAAGGCTACTGTGGTACCTGGCAAGCGAGCTATGCAGGTTCGTTGTGCGAAGAACCACGACGCCTGGATCACCAGGAAGGATGGCAAGCGGTACTGTGGTGAGTGCAAGCGACTTGCCAACAAGGCTCGCTTCCTGTAGTTTCCCCCGCTGGTATCATTGAGATATGGAACATATCTCGTACTCTCAGTACAACACCTACACTCGCTGCCCCCGCTCTTGGTACCTGAGCAAGGTGCGACAGGGTCAGGAGCTACAGAGTTGGTACATCCCAATCGGTAGTGCCGTACATGGCAAAATTGAGGACGCCCTAAGGGGCGTCCCGGACAAGCCGATGGAGGCATACTTCTATCCGCTGGTCACTAGGCAGATGGAGATCGAGCCCGACCTGTCTCAGTGGCTGGCAGGCGGCCCCGAGGCCGCCCCTATCACGCACGAGAAGGCCCTTCAGAGGGCCGTAGAGTGCTACGAGAAGGCCTTGCAGGAGCTGGAGGACATCGACGTATGGGAGGTGGAGTACGACGCCTCAGGCAGGCTTCCAGGCCTGTCGGTGCCTATCAAGGCGTTCGTCGACATCATCGGCGAGCACAAGAAGAAGGGCCCGGTGATTCTCGACTGGAAGAGCGGCAGCACCAAGCCTGGCAACTTCCAGCTAGAGACGTATGCGGCCCTACTGATGAGCAACAACCACAAGGACCCAGCCCTGAACTACCCCGGCTTCCGTGGCAGGTATGTCATGCTGGCTCCAGGCTCAGCCAACACCAGGTACGTCGACCTTTCGAAGGTCGACCCTAGGGAGGTCGGCAAGAAGTACCAGGCTGTGGTGGAGAGGATCGAAGGCAAGCACTACGAGGCGAAGGCTTCGTTCAACTGTAAGTTCTGCTTCCAGCAGGACAACTGCCTGGTCCAGCAGGGCATGACGCAGAGGGCCGTGTACTACGACAGGAGTGAGGACGATGGGTTCCCGTTCTGATGACGACTACTGGAACACCAAGTACGCTGAGGCTGAGTGCCACAAGCACGAAGGCTCGGACATGTGCTACGATGACGAGGAGGGCGAGTGGTTGTGCGATGACTGCCAGTCCGAAGCCGTTGAACTCGACGACCTGACAAGGATTTACAAGCATGGCTGAGATCGAGATCACCCTGCCGACCGTACAGTACGGCAACGTGAAGCTGACCGCCAGTCCCGAAGAGTTCGGGCTTGAGTCTGCCGCCGACGCTCACGCGCTCGGCGTGGCAGCTGCGGTCTACCTGAACCTGTTCTCTCAGGGGTTCAAGACTGGTGCTGCAATGGACGTGAGCGCCCCTCAGGGCGCCTCGCAGGAGGCTCCCCCTGGTAACCCCCAGGCGGCTGCTGATAGGCTGGCAGAGGGCAAGCCACCACGCACGGTGGACGAATCTAACGAGATGGCTGCCCAGCTCATCAAGAACGAGCTTGGTGCCACCGAGGTGGACGAGGATGTGACTGTTACCGACGTGGGTGACGACCTTGCCAAGGCCGAGGAGTCGGACGACGCCCCGTGGACCAAGCCTACTGCGGCAGTGAAGAAGCCGTGGGAGCAGCCGCCTACCAAGGCGGCGCCGAAGCTTGACTCCGGATGGTAAGCTAGACCTGTGGCGTTCAAGCGACTGAGCACCATGACGCAACAGCAACGACAAGAACAAGACGAGCAACTCAAGGAGATACTAGACAATATGGCTACTCTGAATGACCTCTTCGGTGGCGGCGGTACCTACGGCCCGAAGTTCGTCAACCTGAAGAACCCGGGTGAGTTCATCAAGGGTGTCGTCACCAAGATCGACACCGAGGCCACCGTCTCCGAGTGGGACGTGACCAACAACAAGCCTGGCCTTCAGAAGTTCTGGGTGGATGGCAAGCCGAAGGGCGTGCCGAAGGACGAGGCTGAGCGTGCTGGCCTCCGGCCGGTGCACCAGGTCGAGGTTCACCTGTCCGACGTCGTCGGCGAGTGGGACGGCAAGCCTGCTGACCTGACCGAGGCTCGGGTCACCGTGACCGGCTCGGCTGACGAGCGGGCCAAGTTCAAGGCTGCGGTCGAAGAGGCCGGTGGCAACATCGAAGAGGGCGACGTGCTCGGCAAGAAGCTGGACAAGCGCAACGGCAACAAGAAGGAGCACTCCTTCAAGGTTGTTCCGCAGGGCTGACGTACTCCCTGGGTGGGTATTGACTAGGCACATGCACCAGCGATAAGTTTGCCGCCCACCCGGGGCCAGGATGGATAGCTCAACCGGACAAGAGCGCCGGTCTACTGGTGACTGGTCGTTGAGGGTTCGAGTCCCTCTCCATTCGCGTGACACTCACAGAAGAGCAGCAGAAGGAACTCGACGAGATGGCGAAGCGGTTCGCCGAGACGAAGGGTGGTAAGTAGTGGAAGCTATGCGTCTCGGGTACCCGCCTGAGCAGGCTGGACAGATCACCGTCACGGCCACCAAGGAAGAGTGGATCAACGTGATCGAGAAGGAGTTGTGGATTCCTGATGAGGCACTCGGGGATCGCGACGCCTTCTCTAAGCTGATTCACTGGCTTATCAATCAGGGGGTGTACGATGAAGGCTGAGCGAGTCCCTCACCCGGCGTTCGACCTGGACAACGAGGACGACATGATTATCTCGGTCACCGCGACCGCAAGTGAGTGGATGGATCTCCTGGAGTACGAGGCCTGGAGCATGCAGAAGCAGATCAAGGCCCACCTTCGCAATCAGGGGCTGAACATTTGAGGACCCTAGCCAGGCAGGTTAGGCGCGGCGTCTCCGCAGGGGAGCCGCTGCCTACACCGTGGCCCATCTTCGAAGAGAAGAAGATAACCTTCCGGCGAGGCTCGCTCTCGATGGTCGCCGGTCCGCCCGGCAGCATGAAGACCGTGCTTGCCCTGAACCTGGTCAAGCAGATGGGGCCTGACGTCCCCACGCTGTACCACTCGTCCGACTCCGACGACTTCACCATGGCCAGCCGCACGCTGTCTATGCTCACAGGCACGCCGTCCGAGGAGACGGAGCTGTGGGTTATGGGCCAGAAGCAACTGGCTTACGACGTCCTCAAGGACATGGACCACATCCGCTGGTCGTTCCGGTCCAGTCCTACACTGGAGCACATGTGGCGTGAAGCGGAGGCGTTCGCCGAGCTGAACGGCGAGTACCCGCACCACACCGTGATCGATATCATGATGGACATCGACTACGAGGGGGCGGGGGAACAGAACTACTGGGCACTGATGGCCGAGTTGAAGGACATGGCCCGTGAGCAAGAGACTGCGATCACGATCGTTCATCACACCAGCGAGTCGGCGAAGGCTGGCAGTCCGCCTCCGCGTTCCGCCATCATGGGTAAGGCGAACCAGCTTCCGGCCCTGATCGTCACCCTTTGGGGTGACGCTCACGCTGGCACTCTGGACGTCGCCACAGTCAAGAACCGCTTTGGTCCGCAGGATGCGATGGCCAAGCAGTTCTTCAAGATGAGCGCACAGCCTGCGATCTGCCTGATCGAGGAGATGGAACAGCCACTCCCCCCGCTCTTCAACGACGGAGTCGGGGTACCGGATATGCTCAAGGTCAACGCATGGGAAGAGGACTGATGGGACGCAAGGACGAGATGATGGACAACGCCGTGCGAGCGTATGAGGAGTCCACGGGGGACGTCCCTGACACCCGGGACTACGTCGCTCTTGAGGACGCCGTCGACCGGTGGGACGAGGAGCAGGGCAGCGAGTGATGTTCGGGCAGAAGTGTTCTACTTGCGGCTTCAAGCACTGTATCTGCGCTCCTCGCCCAAGTGAGCCTAAGCCTTACTTCGAGAACTGTGGCACGTGCGGACAGCCGCACCCTTGCAGGTGCGGCCAACCCGGATGAAGAGGGCGTGCAAAGACTGCGGATCTACGAGTCGGGCGCTTAAGGCGCCCGGCCCCCGCTGCGCCACCTGTCACAGGGCACGCAAGAAGGCCCTCAAAGAGGCCGCTCACGGCCGACACATACTCAAGACCTACGGGATTACCTCGGAGCAGTACGAGGCCCTCTATGAGGCACAGGGAGGCGTGTGCTGGATCTGCCGCAGGGCCTCCGGCAAGGTCCGGAAGCTGGCGGTCGACCACGACCACAAGACAGGCTACGTTCGAGGCCTGCTCTGCAGGCCTTGCAACTCCCTGCTTGCTCACATTCGAGACGACTACGACACGGCGTGGAGGATCAGTAGCTACCTGTTCGACCCTCCGGCGTTCCGAGAGATAGGGAAGGTGAAAGCTGATGCTGCCTGAAGATGCACGGCGAGCGTTCGCCGCTCGCGTGGCAAACTGGATCGGAGATAACTCCGAAGATGTATGCAAGGTGGCGCTGAAGTTGCTCGACGCGGGCTTCGCTGAGCCTGAGATCCTGGCAATGATCCATGATGTATACTGCGCGGGGATGAGGTGGGCTTATGGCGATCAGTAACGCAGGTGGCCCGACGTGTCGATGCGGCGTGCGCAGGAAGCCGCCGGGGACTACGCTGTTCGTGATAGACGACGGAACCCGCACGGTCCACCCGGACCGGAAGCCGCAAGAGTACAGCCCCGGAGGGAAGCCGTCGTGCTGCGACGCACCCGACTATCACGTCACGCTCGAAGGTGGGGAGTCGGGCATCCGGTGCTCGAACTGCGACAAGTTTCGTCCGTACGGCGTGAACCTGGACGACTGGTCGAAGGTGATGGACGTAACCAAGCTGAAGGAGTTGCTAGGTGGAGCTGAGTAACGACGACCTGAGCGTTCTCGAAGACATCTTCGCAGAGGTAGACGACCAGCTTCGACACTACGAGGATGGCGGGATGGGGTGGGACAGCACCGACATCGCACTCTACAGCGACCTGAGGAGCAAGCACCGTGAGGCGTCGAAGCGGGCAGGATTCTGGTGGGCGAGCTGACTTCCCGCTCTATCCCATCGGGCCCGTCCTTGAGTCATTCGGTGGACAGCCTGTGGCTGAGGGCTACGGATGGAAGTCCTACAGATGCCCGTTCCACCCGGACTCGGACGCCTCAGCGTCCGTCAACGCACAGCTACAAGTCTTCAACTGTCACGCAGCCGACTGTCCCAAAGGCAACGCCGTCCAAGTACTGATGCAACACGAGGGGTTGACCTACTCTGAAGCTAACCAAAGAGCGCAGGAGATTTCTGGAGCGAGCGTGGGAGGCGTACAGTCCACATCTGGACGACGCGGCCGAATGGCTGGCGGGTCGCGGGGTGGATCTGGAACACGCTCGTTCAAGCGGACTTGGCGTAGTTCGTAACCCGCTGCCCGGCCACGAGTCGGCGGCTGGCTACCTGGCCATCCCGTACCTGACCAACGCTGGTCCGGTGAACTTCAACTTCCGGTGCATCCAGGACCACAACTGCAAGGAGATCCCGGACCACTCGAAGTACCGGCGCCAGAAGGGTAGCGGCGTTAACCTGTACGGCGTGCAGTCTGTGGCCTGGGCTGAAGACTGGATCGTCGTCACCGAAGGGGAGCTTGACGCCCTGATCTGGCACCAGATGGGCGTCCCGGCACTTGCGGTGCCGGGCGCAGAGAACTGGAAGGAGCACTGGGCAAACCTTCTTGAGGACTTCAGTCGTGTATACTTGGCTGAGGACGGAGACAACGCAGGCAAGGACCTGTGGATAGCGATGTCCGAGCACGTCGACCAGAGCAACACGATGGTTGTGCGTATGAGGATGCCGGACGGGGAAGACACCGGCTCGATGTACGTGAAGCACGGCAAGGAATACCTTCTCGGAAGGATCAAGAAGTGAAGCGCACGATCGGTATCGAGGTCGACATTCCCGACGACTGGGACGAAGGGGAATTCGAGTACCTGGTGGAGCTGCTTGAGGATGTCGTGGCTCGCAGCATCTCCCGCAGTGCCTACGAGATCCAGGAGTACAAGTGAGCGTCTTCGTCATCATCAACGAGTGGACCGATGTCACCGGGGACGGGTCCTCTGAAGTCGTCGACTCTAAGTACTTCGATCACGAGGGTAGCGCCTGGGATGCGCTGCGGTTGATCGCAGAGTCGTACCACGTGGACCTCGGCGAGACTGACACCTCGATCAGCCTGCGGGACCATGATGAATTCCTGAACTACGAAGAGTACTACATCCAGGAACTGACTAAGGGGAACTGATGGGTAAGCACAGTGGTAAGCCTGCAAACGAGCAGTCGAGCCGCCTGGTCTGGCCTCCGCAGCGTGACGGAGACTCGAAGGCGAAGAACTTCGACGACTACGACGAGCTGAACAAGTCGAAGGCCAAGGACGACAACCCGTACTCCAAGGAGAACTTCAACAAGTGAAGGATAAGTTCGGGGTTCCGGTCGACATCGGCGACGTGATCGTCAGTGCGGCCGGAACCACCGGCCGACTCAGGGTCGGCCGGGTGTACAGGTTCGACAAGAATGGCGACCCGTGGATTGTTCACGAGGAGCTGAAGTACAACGTCGACACCAAGGAGTACGAGCCTGGCTGGAGTAAGTCCCAGGCTGGTGCTGGTATCATCGTGATAGGCTATCCGTCCGGCGACATGCCCAAGCCGCTGAGGTACCTGATCAATAGGGAGTATCCGGAGTGAGTCGCCCCACCTGGGATGGCTTCTTCTTGGAGCTAGCTCAGCTGTGGTCTACGATGTCAACGTGCTCCCGCCGTCGGGTGGGGGCCGTTGTCGTCCAAGACAGAAAGGTGATCGGCAATGGGTTCAACGGAGTGGCGAGTGGAAAGCTACACTGTAGTAACGGTGGTTGCCCCAGGGGGCAGCTCAGTTACCAAGACGTACCGGCAGGTGCCGATTACAATCAGTTCCCCTGTTTCGCCATTCACGCAGAGCATAACGCCATTCTTCAGGCAGGCTTGGCGGAGTGTGAAGGAGCTGTACTGTACGTCACTGCCCAGCCCTGCCAGCAGTGCTCAAACCTCATTGAGCATGCCAAGATCGGAAGGGTCGTGATTGTGGGTCACGAGCGAGGCGAGGACCAGCAGACAACCGAAGAGCCGCAGGAGCACGACGCTCCGCACCCTAGCAGCGTCGGGGAGGAGTGATGGCGCGAGACGATTTCGACGACGACGGCTATGTGAGCATCACCAAGGATGAGTACGAGTCCCTCAAGGAAGACTCGGAGTTCCTCGCGAACCTGCGGGCCGCAGGTGTCGACAACTGGGATGGCTACTACTACGGCTATGGCGAGAGGGAGGACTGGTGATGGCTAGCTACACAGAGAAGGCGTTGGCTGACCTGGCGGATACGCTGGCCAAGAAGAACGCTGACTATAAGATCAACGGAGAGTTCAGTAACTTCTCCTACGCCGCCGACGTAGTGGGCGGGGGGATGAGCGCTGACGCTGTGATGCTCACACAGATCGGCATCAAGCTGGGCAGGCTTCAGGGCCTGCCCGATGACCCGATGAACGAATCCCGGCTCGATACCTACAAGGATCTCGCTGGCTACGCGATCATCCTGTACGCCTACGCTCTCTCCGTGGAGGATCGCAAGTGAAGATCAAGCTTATCGGCAAGACTGAGGCAGTCCTGTTCGACTTGGACGGCATGCCCGGCAAGGCTGCTGGGTCTGAGTTCGAGGCCCGGGTGCAGGATGACACCTGGGACCCGATGGAGGCCTCGGAGGATGGTGGTCAGCAGCTGATCGAGTTCGCTGGTCGACTGTGCTACGAGTCGTTCGACCTGCCCAACCCTGTCACCGAGTCGAACTCTGGCTACATCCGCAACATCGTCAGCCTCGGTCACGAGAGCGTGCTTGAGCACGCCTCGGTGACGTTCTACGTCGAAGGCGTGAGCCGCTCGCTGTCCCATGAGCTGATCCGGCACCGTCACCTCAGCTTCTCCGAGCTGTCTCAGCGGTACGTTAACATGGAGGATGCGCGGTACGTCATTCCCCCCGCCTATCGGAAGCTCGAAGGATGGGATGAGGTCATCCCGATGCCTGTCGAGTACGTAGGGAAGTACGAACACAACAGCCAGGTGTTGAAGGACGCCGGGCTGAACAAGAAGCAGTCCCGGGAGGCCGCTAGGGCCTCCCTGCCCAACGCCACCGAGACTAAGCTTGTGGTCACCGGCAACCTGCGAGCCTGGCGTGACGTCCTCAAGAAGCGACTGAGTTCTCACGCCGATGCAGAGATGCAGCTCTTCGCTTGGGGGGTGTTCGACATCCTGAAGCAGGAGTACCCGGACGTGTTCGCCGACATCGAGTACCAGGAGAAGTGATGAGTAAGTCGAAGCCGAAGCAACCCAAGCCAGCCGAGCCGAGACCCCCTCTGCCCGGACCGTATCCCCCTTACTTCTCGCCGGACGATGACGAGCTTCCCACTCGCACTCCGCCGAGCCCGAGCCACCCGAAGGGCTGACGTGGGCGACGCAATAAAGCCGCACGGCTCGCTTCGGATTGAAGTCGAGAGCGACGGCATCCCAGCAGGGGTGGACATGTTCTTCGTGTTCGATGGCGACTGGGCTAACGTGTACGATGACGTGATCGACACCGAACAGGAAGCCTACGCACTGTTCGTCGAGGAGATTCGGCAGGTGCTGGAAGGGTATCGTGAGGAGAGTCGTGGTGGAGCGCCTGCCTGATGGCAGGCTCCGCTTAAAGATAGAGATCCACTAACGCAAAAAAGCCCCCAGCCCGAAGGCTGGGGGTTCTTTCGTTTCTTACTTAGCCAGGAAGTTGACCAGGCTGGACTTGATCAGGGTGAGGGCCGCAGCCCCACCGGCGATCGCAGCACCCTTGAGGGTGCTCAGGTCCGCAAAGCTGAACACAGACAGGAACGCAACGCCGAACGTTGCGACCGTCCGCTCGATGACATCCTTAGTAGACTCGCTCACTTCTTCTTCACTCTCCCCTTGATAGGCTTCGCCACCTTACTGGGCAGCGCGTTACCCCTCTTGGTCCGGGAGGACGTAGAGGAATCCTTGCTGAACTTCTTGGCGACAGCGGGCTTGTTGGCGTACAAGAAGCCTCGCTGAGCCTCACTCTTGAATGGCATAGCGGTCTCGCAACCTCTGGATCTGGATGGCTGTCTGTTCGTCGATGATCCCGGTAGCTCGCAGACCGAACAGATGCTGCAACCCTTTGATGTGGGTCACCGTGCCGGGATCCATCTGTCCAGTCTCTGGCGCGCTAAGCGTGCGCTGGATATCCTTGATCGCGCCGGGACCGTACACGGTCCACGGACTTGCGGGCTGCGGCTTGTACCACGCTGGAACACTGTCGCTCACATCATGCCCCAACCCGTTGCGCGATTCTGTCGATGACGACTCGGACACTGCGCACCTCCTCGTGCACCTCAGCCACTTCAGCTCGCTGAGTAACTAGACCTTCGAGCACTTCTACTCTAGCACGGAGGTCCGCTATGACAGTGTCCTTCTTGCCGTTCTCCTCGGTAAGCAGTGCAACCTGCACCTGAAGGAGTTCAACTACATCAACAGCTGTCCCCACAGCTGTTGACTGACCGAGCCGTCGCCCTCCGACGAAGCCCCCGAAGATACCGGCGACTGCGGCCACGATAGTGTAGACGTTACTGGCGTCCATTCCCCACCCCTGTGTGTGTTAGCTCTCTGCGACTGTGCGCAGAACGACAGTTAGATAACCCCCGAGCGTTGCAGCGTTGCTCCCCGGAGGGGCTAGCTGTGTGTACTTCCAATCGTCGATGATCACCAGCGTCGAGATGTTCTCTATCAACTCTTGGAACGCCACGACATCGCCCTCGCGGGCTAGCCCCTTGAAGTCTTCGAACCGCTCGCGAGCGTAGCCGTCGGTGCCGACACGCTGACCGGCCTTGTCCATCTCTTCATCGAACAGCAAGAACGTATGGTTGATCAACCTTTGCCGGATAGATCCAGGCAGAGCCTTGACTTGCCAGCCGTTCAGGACACCACCTTGAGCGGTGTCCGCACCTCTACCGAGAGTGAACTTGAGGATGATCCAGTTCTGTCTACCAGCGGGGGTGGGCGTGGCCACGTCACCCACGTTCGGGCTGAACCCAGGACCGTAGGTGACGTAAGGGATCTCGCTGCCCTGCTCTGAGATGAGCGACAGCTGCACGTTCCCCGCCAGCGTGGCGGGGGTACGGAGAGACACAAACTTGTACAGCTTAGGCTCTTCGGTGTTGAACCTGATCCGGCCGGTCTTCAGGTACCCGTCCGGCACGAGAGTGCTGGCCGACTGAAGCATCAACGCGTCCTGCTGAACCGGGAAGATCAGGCGGTTAGACCCTCCAAGCATCGCGACAGACTTGATAGCTGCGGTCTTGCCGGACGCATAAGCGTCCCGGCTGTACGCGTATCTAACGGTCCGAGTTGTCTGCTCCTGGATAATGTTACCCAGGTCGACTCGGAAGACGCCAGACTGGCTGTCATGGGCGTTGGTGGACCCAACGTACAGGAACCTGTCGTAGCCCACGATGCCGGAGCATCCGCCGGTAGGCTGGAACAGTAGTGGGCCATACGAGATGTCGCCGTTACCGTCGATCTCACCGACCCTGAAGCCACGGTTGGTGGCGATCCCGATGAACGAACCGACGTAACCGTAGATCGAATTGATCAGCTCGCCGGTAGGCATCGTCGCAGTCACCGCAGGGGTGTACGTTTCGACCCCACCAGAGTCGATGTTCGGTACGATCTTGTAGATGTATGACTGGGTGGTGTTGGCGCCTGCCGCGTAGATCGCGTTAGGCCCCTCGGCGAACGACGTCCACCGCCAGTTAGGATCGTTGGTCAGGTCGAACTTGTACACGTTGTTGGTGTCGATAGCCGCAGCTGCTGCGGTCCGGATGACCGCGAGATAGAGTATGCTGTCAACCCCAACCGCGATACGATTCTTGACGTATTCGACAGGAGCCGACAGCGTAGGCGTAGACGGGTAGGTGTACATCTGCACGGCGGCGGCGCCGTCAACGGTGCTCCACAGTCCGTCAGTCATGCTGACCAGGCCTCTAGGGCCTGCGTCAGCTATCCCCATAGCCGAACCGACCGAGCCGAACGAGATGCCAGCGCTGCCGCCGGAAGTGATGTTCCACAGGTTGCCGCCATCAACCAGGTAGGCAGCGTCGTCGCCGTCGGTCTGGATGTATCCGGTGACGTAGTTAGCGGTACTCACCAGCGGGGTCAGGTGGACGTTCATCTGCCTGAGCAGGCTGATCTCACCGGACGTCCACGGGTCTATGCCGAGCGAGTCGGCGAACCGGTAGTTGAACTGGTTGTCGTTGTCCGGATCCTGGTAGAGCAGGCCTGCGCCTGCGTTGAACGTCGACTGAGACCGGAGCCACCAGCCGTACAGCGACTGCTCGCCAGGCTCGGCGAACGAGTCGAACTGCTGCTTGCGGATCTCGGCCATGCCTTCGGTGTACGGCCACTGATCCCTCGTCGCCGAGAGGAACGGGATGCCGCCGAGAGCGTAGTCGAACTTGTTGTCGGTGAGGCTGTAGCTTCCCCCGCTCTCGTCTCCGAAGTCCGATATGGCCATCGGGAGAGCGGCGATGATGTCAGTCAAGACAGCCTCCTATCAGGCGCGGCGAACGAGCTTCAGGCTTGAGTACTGCTGAAGGGTCAGGGTTCCAGAGGCTCCAGTCCTGTTCCAGCTAACAGCGTACGTGCCAGCGGTTCCAGCGGTTACCAGGGTCCCTCGCATGATCAGGCCGATCGGACCACCAGAGCCAGACAGGATAGCCCCGTAGTTGCGAGAGGCGTCGATAGCAGTAGTAGGAGTACGAACATCGCCGTCAGTGCCGGTGGCACCGGACGGCTGACCGATAGCGATGTACCGACCAGCGCCACCGGCAGGCACCGTCCAGTCAACCTCGATGTCAGCGTTCGCCTCGTCGGTGGTGAGGTACGACAGGAACGCCTCAACCTCGTAGGTCGCGTTAGCCTCGACCTGAACCGTCAGGTGAGGGTCATCCCCGGTGCCGGTGGTTCGGGCAGTGTCCGCAGTCTTGTAGGCCCAGAGGACCTCACCGATGCCAGAGGTGATCTCGACGCCGCCAGCGATGGTGAACTTGCCGGTCTCGCTGACCTGAGCAACGATCGCGTTCGACGGATTGACCCAGGTCTGGAGGTTGCCGGTGTAGCCAGCGTTACTCCCGCCGACCTGAAGCACCGTGCCAGACGTCACGCCGGGCTGGGCCACCGTGGCACCCACGTTGGCTAGCGCCCTGCCGGTGTTCTGCACCATAAAGAGTCCGACGTCCGCCGAAGAGCGGACGGAGAAGATGTCCGCCGACTGGCTGGGCGCAGCAGTAACGTCGAGGACCCGCAGACCTGTGACAGTTCCGATGATGTCAACGCGTCCATCGTTCCACGCGGTGAAGTGATCAGTGCCAGCGGTCGACACCCGGATAGCCTTCTTGCTGCTATCCAGGTCTTGGAGTTCGACGTTCAACGCAGGCTGAGTCGTGGTCGACGTCGGCCTAGCGGTGACCGTGCCGCCAGCGAGCACGGCGAACCGGTCGGTAGACTGGTCGTTGTCCGTGACCCTCAGTCGGTACGTGGCATCGGTGTCTGCGGTCTGCTTGTAGATGTACAGCGCACCGTTGCCCCGGAACACCGACATGATGTTACCGGCTAGCTCATCATCCTTGATCTCCAGCCGGTTGACTCCGGTGTTGGTCGAGTCGCCGATAACCTGGGTGATGCCAACGGCCCCGGTGTTGAACATCGTGAAGTTCCGAGCACTACCCAGAAGGTTAGTAACAGTCTTGTTAGTCAGGGTCTGGGTGTTGGTGGTGCCAACCACGGCGCCTGTAGCGCCGTGAGCTACGGTGTCACCGATATGGGCGTTAGCTTCGGTGAAGTCCCGAGCTGAGGCTACGTGGCGAACCACGGCACCGATGTTGTGAGACGAAGCGGTGGTGCCGTCAACCCCTCGGGTGACCGTGAGGCTCAGCCCAGCCGCTCCGGTGACATCCACCAGCTCGTTGCCGCTGGAGCCGAAGTCGAGGGCCAGCGTGTAAGGCACCGACCCCGGGAAGCCGTCAGTTGCGGCAACCGTAATCGTAGTGGTAGATGGCGTGATCGCGCCGGTCAGCGTGGTCTGCTGGGCGATCGAAGAGTAGAAGCGGGACTGAGCCACAGTTCCTCCAGATCAGGAGTTGAAAGCCTGGTAGTTGTCGTACAGCCGGAACAGCCTGTCGCGCTCCTCCATCAGGCGGCGCTGATACAGCGACATGTAGTACTGCGCAGACTGAGAGCCTGCTCCGGTAGGAACGAGAGGTGCTCGCTCGGTCGCCTCGATAGCCGACTGCTGAAGCCTCGCGGCTTCGTACGCAGGAAGCAGGCGCCAGCAGGCGCCGTACGTGATAAGGTCTACGTACCGCTCGGGATACCCGGTGACCGTCTCGAAGTCGTCGGCGCCGTTGGTGAGGATCGTCGGCTTCTTGGTGTAGATCACCCTGACGTTACGGCCGGGGACGATGAAGTCTCGCATCACCTGAAGACTCTTGCCGGTCGCTCCAGCGACCGCCTGAGAGCCGGTCGAAGCCTGAGGGTTGAACCTCCAAGACGAGTTCGGGAACCAGACTCGGGACGGACCGATCGTGTTGGCCGTCACCTTATAGACGTCTTCAGCGTCAGCGGGGAGAGGGTACTCGTAGCGAGCTGCCTGCCAGGCGAACTCGTAGTCGTCGAACACCCACAGGTCCGGATAGGTCGCCTGGATGGTGTCGTTGATCGCTTCCTTGATCCGCTTGCGAGGGTACATCGGATCGTCGGTGACGAGAGCGTTGGTCAGGTGGGCGGTAGCAGTGGTCCCCTCAACTCCCCGCCCCATCGGTGCAACGGGCGCCCCGAAGGCGCCCATCACGGTGACCGTACCTGAAGCCTGGTCGAAAGACTTGATAAGCATCAGCTCATCATCGATCTCCACCAGGCCACGGGAGATGTTCTTGACGGTGTCGGTGTCGACCTGGAAGGTCGAGGCGCCAGCGGTCATGTCGGCGACTAGATACGAGATCGATGCTTGATCTCGGGTGTAGCCAAGCAGCTGCTGCTTCACTCGGCTGACAAGCTGATCGAAAGAGACAGCCACTTGGACTCCTTAGATTTCAGACCATGCGATAGAGATGTTCCAGCGCTGGTCGACGTCGCCCGACTCCGTCCTGATGACAGTGCCTTCGCCGGGCAGGAGGGTGATCGAGCCAGCAGGAATAGTCGCCGGTACCTGATGAACAAAAGGTGAGGAGCCCTTGGAGGCTCCGATCACAGGCGGAGAATTGAACCATGCGGCACCGAGCGTGGCTGCTGGATTGTCGGTCCTGATTTCCCCGGCAGGCGCTGGCACCGTAGATCGAACCTTGCCTATAGCTGACGCAGCCTGAAGGGTTCCACCGCTGACGGCGGTGGCCATGTATCCACGCAACGGGTCCACCGTGGCAGCGATATCCCCGACGATCACCGAGCTGATAAACACACCAGCAACCAGGATCGTCTTACCGCTGCCGATAGGGTTAGCCAGCGACAGGAAGTTGTTGGCCGCCACAACGCCCGGCACTGCGGGAGCGCTCCACACGTATCCACCCTTGAAGGCAGGGTTAGTCGTAGGATACGAGGCGGTGACCATCTGCCCCATCAGCTAGCCATGAGGGTGACGGTTACCGAGCCGCCGCCAGCGACGGCAGTACCCACCGCTGCACGAGCGTGACGATAAGCCACGCCACTCTTGCTTAGATCCTGATTGGCGCCGGTCGCCAGAGCGGCCGACGTGTTCAGAAGGATCCAGTCGGTTCCGTTGTGCGAGCCCTCCAGGCGTACCGTGCCAGCTGTCACCGTGCCGTTCACGGTGACAGCAGCCGTCAGGTTGGCCTTGGCCGACCCGAAGTCGACTGCGCTTCCGTTGCCGGTGGTGGCTGCCGTCAGCGATGCGGTGCCCACGATCGCGCCGGTCGACACGACCAGGCCAGCTCCAATGTTGGGACCAGGGAGGGCCACATCGGCAACGTCTGTGCCGTCAGTGACCTTGATGTTCCACGCGTTAGCCAGCGAAGGGCTGGTGCCGCCGTTGGCAGTAACCGCACCCTCGATCAGGGCTGCACCAGCAGCGCTAATCGCCAGGACGTCGGTGCCGTCAGTGACCTTAACCGGCCACGCGCTAGCGGTGGCCGCAGGGGTTCCTTGGTTTGCGGTGACGGTGCTGCTACCGCCAGAGCTTGTGGTCTCAACCACTCCGTCGATCCGGACGGTCATCTCGGCCTTGTCGACCTCGGCAAGGGTTCCATCGGTTACGCTCACGAGGTACCGCCCTTCAGGCGGACCTCAAAGAGGTCACGCTTCGCGTAGACCGTCATGCTCCAGCCTCCTTCATCGCTGCATCGATGTGATGCTGCTGCGTTCCAGCAGGCTCGACGCCTTGAGCGCGAGCCGCCGCATAGTTGTCCAGCTCTCGGTCCCAGGCTCGCTGCCTGGTCCCGTAGGCGTCGTTGATAGCGGGGGAAACTTGCAGGCCCTTGGCCCGAATGCATTCACCCCAGGTCTTGTGGTCCTTTGTGAGGCAGGACGAGCTACACGGGCTGACGGCGGTAGCCGTCGCCCTCGGACGACGAGGCTTCGCCTTAGTCGTCATCAGCGCTCACCAACCAGGCCGATCACGGCTTCCCTCCACGGGACCAGAACGATTTCGGTCTGCGGGGAAACGTGCTGGTCCCAGCGAAGCTTCAGAAAGTTCTCGTCCACGCCCAGAACCTCAAGGTTCTGGAGCGTCCGACCGCCTCGATCGAGGTTGATGAGCTGTCCCACCTTGAGCAACGGCTCAGGCTCTACTGTCTTCTTCTGTGCAGGCGGCATTAGCTCATGTATCCTTCGCTAGTTCGGTAGATGTCGGGGCGGTAGGTGTTGTGGCTAGACGAGACGGTTGCGAACTCGTTGCCCTTACCTCCGGCCTGGGCTTCGGGGCCGGAGGTGACCGGCCCCAGCTTGATCTTGGGGACGTTGGGCTTGACTTCGAGGGTCGGGTTCAGATCTGCCACTTCGGGTGACTTCCCTGAAGCTCGGCGGTCTGGATGCCGTCAACCACCTTCTGGAGCTGGGCTTCGAGTATGCCCTTCTCGTTGTGTTCGGTGAACGTGCTGACACCACCAGGGCCAGCCTGGTTCATCCGGACGCCGCCCCAGTCTTCCATGTCCTCGTATCGAGGCTCGGCCTTGGCGTCAGCAGGCTGCTTCGCCGGGTCGCGGTAAACGTCACTCATCTGTTCTCCTTAGGCGATAGCGAACCACAGCGGAGTGCTGCTGAGGGCTCGGTTGGCGAAGTTGCCGGAGGCGGGGAGCGAGGTAAGCCCGGTCCATCCGATTCCGGCGGAAGTGTACCGTGCGGTCGTAGTCGTCAGGCCGAAGTTAACGAACGTGCCCTGACCTGTAGCTCGGGCCAATCCAGGGGGAGTCGTTCCATTCGACAGGATCGCCACACAGTACGAGCCAGCGGCGAGAACCGCTGGCGTAACCAGGGCGGTAGTCTTCTGCCCTGTGCTGGTCCAGTTGGCGGCCTGATCCGCGCTCACCCCAACCTGATTGCCAGCCGCATCGTACAAGCCGACGAAGTTCTGGCCTGCGGTGAGTGTGACGCCAGCCGAGGAGACGTTGTAGTAGATCGTGCTGATCGTAGCGCCAGCCCTGAGGATCACCTTAGACATCTGGACCGAGCCAGACGTCAGCACCGTGGAGTTCACGGCCATAGTCGGGTCGTACGCCCACGCCTTCGCGGCGTGGTCGGAAGCCTGGAACTCTAGCGCGCTGGTCAGAGTCTCTAGCGCTGTAGCTCGGTTCGTGACCGAGGTTATGTTCGAGGCGTTCGTCGTGATCCGGGTGTCCTGATCGGTGAACGCAGCATTGACAGGCACGTCCCAGTTAAGCGTGCCAGCGGTGACGGGAGTGTAGGTCACTGCCCGAATCCTCCCTGTCCGAAGCCGCCCTCACCGAAGCCTTGCCCGGCTACGAGGACGAAGTTTGATTCTGTCACACCCACGTCGGATGCGATGATCGCCGCCTTGACGGCGTCGTCCACAACCCACTCGTATCCCCCGCGAAAGTAGTGAAGGTCTTCGCGAGGAGCGGGGTAGAACGCGGTGTCATTCTCGTTAGGGTTGACCGGATAGTTGACCGCACCGATCTCGTTGGTGTAGGCGTCGTACCTAACCTGCTCATACACACCTGGTGTTACTTCGAAGATAGAGATGGCTCGGTTCATACGGTACCGTTCCATCAATGGGTTCCACGCGAAGGGCGCCTCTGCGACCGTAGGCGTGGTGAATATCCAATTGACCACAGAGGCCCCTTCCCTACAGGACGTCGATCGTCCACCAGTTCTCGCCATCGGATATGAACCTAGCGAACTCGGTGGGCGCCACACTGCCACCAGGTACTCCGTCAAGCTGCTCGGTGCAGAGGATCGTGAGTGTGCTGCTCGATGCATTGACGTAGTAGATCTGCCGCCCCGGCGGCACCGTGTCCGCCGGGGGTATGTACGCAGTCTGCGAGTTGTTTGCGTTGTAGATCATCACGTAGTCGTTTGCGCCCACGCTTCGATCTATGACGAATGGCTCGCTGTTGGTTCGGACAGTGAATGAAGTGTTGTCCGCACCACTCATATCAGAACGAGCTGATAGTAAACCAAGCGGTGCCGTTGGAGATCACGGCCGCAGCGTGGATAGCGCCAGAAGCCAGAGCCTTCGTCGCGGCACCATCGATCGTTTCTGCACCAGAGCCGTCGAGGGTGACGGCGTTAGTCGTACCCGTGGTCCGCACAGTGTACTGTCGGCCAGGCTGGACCGAAGCCACAGCCGGAAGGTTGACGGTGATCGCACCGCCAGCCGGGTCCGCCAGGAGAACGAAGTCGTTCTGAGTGAGCGTGGTCGTCGCGGTGACCGAGCGAACGGTGAGCGACGTATTGTCAAGACCGGACATGTTCCTCCTTTATGGGGGAGGCGGGGCCCGAAGGCCCCGCCATGAGGGGATCAGGCAGCGTTACGAGCCGAAGAGGTCGACTGCGCAACGATCAGGGACTCGGGACGGTACAGGCTCCAACCAGCAACACCGTACCAACCGAGCGGCTGGAATCGGGTGAGCTTGTCGACGACCGGACCGCGAACCGTGTGGAACTCCTCCGCAACAGCCTCGGCAAGAGCCTGCTGACCGGTGAAGTAGGTGTTGAACACGCGGGTCTGGGTCGCGCCAGCACCAGCGCCCGACTGGGTGTTCTGGGCGCGAGGAGTCTCGATGTAGCAAGCACCCTCGTACTCGCCGATCTCGCCAGCCCAGATGTTACCGGCCGCAGAGTACTCGTGCGGCTGACGCCAAGAGGCAGCGCCAGACTCACGCCGGAGGTCGTAAGCAACCTGCGGGTGGATGTACGCGGTGTAGTACGTACCCTTGTTCGGGTGGACAGCGTTCGTCCGGAGCTGGGCCACCGCAAGGCGAGCCATGTCCGAGGTGAACACCGCGTCCGAGTCGATGTCGGTCAGGGCGACCGGGTTGGTCGGCGTGGCGCCGAAACCGTAACCCACAATCGTACCGTTAGTACGCAGGGTCTGCGTACCGGTGGCGAGAACGTTCTGAACCAGAAGGTCAACGGAGTCAACCAGGTTCCACGCCACCTGGTTGACCAGGCCAGCGGTAACGTCGGAGAAAGAGAACAGGTCGAGCTTGTTGCTGACCAGGATCGAGTTACCGTACTCGTTGAGGGTAACCGAAACGGTGGTCGGGTTACCGGCCGCGACGGCGTCCGGGTCCACCAGCTCGTTCAGAGGCGTGATGCTCTGAGCCAGGTCCTGGTAGACCTCGAAGACGACCGAAGAGCCAGGCATGGCCTGCTGGACCGGTCGCTTGTCGGCGACCATACGGAACAGGGGCTGCTTACGAAGGGCGAACTCAAGAGCGCGGTCGTACGCGCTCTGGACGAGGTTCGCCATGGCAGCAGTGCCGGTAAAGGCGTTAGCCATTTGTCACTCCCTCATGCATAGGCAGCTCAGCCCATGTGATTCATGCGCTGGAAAGCTGCGATGAT